CATTGCGACCAAAGAATACTCCTTGGTGTAATGAGCGATAACCGGATCGACTGCTTTAAAGTCAACCTTGTCGGAGAACTCCATGTAACGACCGTACTGAGCGGCATCGATCTCGTACTTCTCTACTGAGCCCTTATCGGACTTAGGAGGTACGCCCTCTGCCAGGGGTACGGTGTGCGCCTGGAGCGGAGCCCATCTGCGAACCATCAGCTTGTCTGCTCTTTCCTGGATGGGTGCAGCATCCGCCAATCTGAAGTATACATACTTATCCGCGTCGTAGCGAATGGTATCCAGGAGCTGCTTGCTATAGAATGCTTCCGGTGCAATCACGCCAGGCCCGGCCTGATTGACCATACCTATGATGGTATTAATATCGGTTGTAGGGTTCAGCGCGTTTAAAGTAACAGGCATTCTGTCCACTCTCCTTTTTATTGTGTGCTAAATTTTATTACTTGCGGTTCAGCCATATGTCCAAATCACGCACAGTGGTAATCTTCGCCGGATCGCCACCGGGTTTGCCATCCTTTGTAGACGGCTGTGTACTGTGGTTCGCAGCCTTGGCTGCACGGTCAGCTTCCTCTTGACGGGCTTTCTGACGCTCTGCTTCCAGAATTTCTTCCCAATGGAGATCGCGGTATTCCTTGACCAGATCCATGGGAGTCGTAAACGGGTTACGGCCCTGTTCAAGCAATTCATCAGCAAAGGCATTAAGTTGCTCTTGTGTCAAGTTATAAGTGTCCATGACCTTCTGGAATCCGAGATAAGCTTGCATACGCAGTTGGTTCTGTTCGTACTGAGTAAGCTTTTCTTCAGTTTCCTTCTGTCGTCTCAGAATATCTTCAGGGATTCCGGCTGCCTTGGCCTGAGCTTGAAGGACTTTCTCCTGCACAGCTTGCAGCATTTTTTCGGGATCTGAGATATCCTGAATTCCGAGGATCTTCGCCACATCCCCCAGCAACGTAGACAACTTTTTGTTTTCAATACGCATCCGCGCGAATTCAGCAGCAGCCTTGTTATTAAGGGGCGGATCTTTCGGAGGATTCTTAGGTGGCTCTTTGTTGGGATCTTTGTCGGAGTCCTTAGGCGGATCCTTAGGTGGGTCTTGTGAATCTTCCGGAGGATTTTCCGGAGGATCTTCCGGAGGATCTTCCGGAGGATCTTTTTCACCGCTCCCTCTTGGAGGGTCAGCCGGTGGTTTCGAGTTTGGAGCCGTAATTCCAAACGCGGCCCAGACATCTTCTAGGGTAGGCGGGCCTTCTCCCTCAGATAAAACTGCGGTAGAGAAGATCTCACCATAAAGACATGTACCAGGGTCTCTGTTTGACATCTACCTTTTGTCTCCTTTCGTATCCCCACAGGCGAATGAGGATGGAGGTTCGCAAGTAACATACACACAATTAAAAGGCTGTGGAACCCTTCCTTGCTACACAAGTCCAGTTTACCACAGCTTCTGTAATGTGTCAACTTTTTACATCATACAATATTCAAGTCGTCTGTAGGAGGTAGAACATTTTCTTCTACCACTGGAGGAACCAGAGGTTCTTCCTGGGGTTCTCCTCTCCGACGCCGTTCCAGACTATTGGCAGTTGCCAGGATTGCATCATCAGGATTCATACCCTGCTTCACAAGATTAGCGTACTGGAACAGTACCTGCGAAACTTCTTCGACAGTGTTCTGCATTCTTTCGATACCCATGCGCTCCAGCATGTACTCCCTGTTGGGGAGATCCTGGAACATCAGCCATTCTTCCTGAGTCAGGAGCTGCGGCCCATTACCGGGGCCATACTGCATCTGCTTCTCCATCAGCATGTTCGCCATCTGAGCAATGCGGGCTTTATTCTTAGGAAGCTCAGAGCTGATGTTAATCGAGTAGTTGAACAATGTCTTAGGATCGATATCACGGAACCTGACTTCTTGGGTTTTCCACTTGTTCGTCTTCATATCCTTGTAGAAATACTTACGGTTCGGAGAGAACTCAAGAAAGTTTGCCAGGATCAATTTTGTCAGACGGAGTGTGTAAGCTTCATAGGTCATGATCTTGGGCATATCGATGACGGTTACTCTGTTCAGCATATCTTCGATACCGCCCGTGGTAATAACAGAACCAGTGTCCCGGCCTGTGTAACGCTGGTCAATGCCTGAGACTAACTGAATACCCTGTTGTAGCCCCATCTTTAATGCCGGCAGATTCGCAGAGGGTGTAGGGAACTGGTGGTAATGCACCGCTTTATCGGCGGGCCCCTGCACAATGAAGGTGTGGTCTGCTTCATTACCGTACTTATTAAAGGCCGCAATGTTCAACCCGGACTGAGAACTGATGAACTTGGGCGGACGCTGATTCTTATATTCTGCGGTAAGCTCAATAGAGTCCATCAGATTGTAGGCTACGTTGTTGGCAAATGCCTTGAGACATTCTGAAGAACCGATGACGGCTCCCGCCGGCAGGTTGCAGTAAAGTTCTGCAAAGGGGTACTCATTGGGAAGAATCTTTCCCCGCTCCCACAGCATTTCCTCGTTGTTGATTACATGATATTCCTTGATTGTGCCTTCTTCATTCACCCAGTATATGTAGAGCGTGAAGTAATCCTTGGCGGATGCCGCCGGCTTCTCATGATTGTACGTCGGAATGTTGTTTGGAGTAGCCCCCTTCTTTTTCTCGTAGTATTTCTTGAAAGCTTCCCTGTACTTCGGGTTCTCAAGAAATACAGACTTATGGTAGTTGTCATAATAGACACACCATCCCGCAGTCTCAAGACTCGGAGCGAAAGGATCCCGCATGAACTTCAGAGGATCAACATTTTTGAGGGTGATATTCCCTCGATAAAAGGAATCCCCAGACCCTCCTGAAAGAGTATCGTCCCATCCGACCTGAGTGAGTCCCAGATTAGTGAGAGCTGCACGCTCACCGGCAAGGAACTGGTAGTAGCCTACCCGGGACAGGTTCCAAATCTGTTCAAGGGCAATGTTGAGCTGCTCAACAATCTCCTTGTCTTTCTCAGATGTTGGTTGGATCTGCGCGGACTTACCAACCGTGTAGATGGAGGCCACCAAGTTGTTCTTGATGTAACTGATAAAGTTGGTGTCAGGTAGAATCTGATAGGGTGGGAACTTAGCAGCTAACGCTTTCCACAGATCCCCTCGATCAGTCGCATCCAACAGCCGGAGCTTCCGGTGTTCAGGAGCATAGTAAGAGTACGCCAGATCATATTTCTCCTTGAGTTCCGTTACGGTCATTCGGATCACCTCCCAGCATAATATCCTGAATAACTTTGGCAACCTCGGTCATCATCTTCTTGTTGTCATACTCCTCTTTCTGTTCTTCAGGAGACAGTTGCGGAGCGGGAGGCTGTTCGATCTTATGAGTAACTTTGATGTTAATGTCCAACGGACGCTTGAACACCATCATCACCGCAATGACCAACAGCAGAAAAGCAATTACGTATTCCATATTACCCTCCAAATATGTAGTCCACCATATCAAACGGTGTCTCATAATCATCACGCGGCTCATCTCTGAGCGCGTTGGGCAGCCAATCATCTACTTCCGTCCGGGGTTTGGTCACATCTTCCCCGTGTCGGTTCAAAATACCATAGGACAGTTTCCGGGGATCCGCCGGGAGTTCCATACAGATCCACTCTAAGGCGTTGATGCTGTGATTGTTTTTGTCTTCAGGTTTGTCAGACCAACCGGTATCATCCAGAGTTCTGGGCTTGAACTTATAATCCTTGAGCTCCTTAATAAGCCCCGTACAGGATTCAAAAATCTTGATCCGGCCTGTCTCAAAGTAGGTGTTGAGCCTGTAGATTCTGGCATCCAGTCCGACATGCCCCGGCTTGAAGAAGATTCCGTACTCAGCGTAATGGTCTCCGAGAGTTTTCTTGTCGTAATCCCGCTTGGTCGCGGACTTCGGATCGATTATAGGCTGGCATATCCAGGCTCCGATGGGGATGTCTGCGCAATGCTCATGGAACAAGGCTGCAAGCTCCTCAACATTCCGGTTATTAGTGCGAACATCTTTATATATGTAGAGAATTCCCTCATGTTCGTCCACCGCTCCGAAGACAAAGGTGGCTGTATCAGATAGCCCGTAGTCATGTGCCACTATTCTGCGCCATCCGGGATTAATTTTGAAGTCCGGGATAACTGCTTTCATGGCGGATGGGTACACCAGCCCCTCTGCATAGCTGAATGAGGAGAAAATATACCGGTTCACCCACCACGCAGGCTTGTTTTTGATGAGTTCCTGTATGAATCCTTCGGGTAAAAAGGCGTTTACATCAGTAGAAGCTACATGAGAGGAGATTGCCGGGTCGATTTCAGAGGGCACTTGGACGTAATTATCCAGAATCTTACCGTGTTTGACGATTTTTTCAGAGGCCATGAGGATTTCTGAGCGCACCCAGCCGGCATCCGGGTTAGATTCTATGATTCCTTTACGCCAATCATACTCCATAACGGGCACCGGCACCTTATTTTTGGTGAGCTTATAGACGATTTCCCCGTTTGTATCTCGTTTAGGTACCCCTGCCGCCGTATTTCTCAGACGAGTTTTGAGCTGAGTCATGACTTCGGCCTTGGTTTCAGATGCTTCAATGATTACGAACATGGAAAGATTGTAGGAACGGAGCTTGTCAGGATCATCAAACGGCCTGAACATGATGCGATGCCCGTTGATAAGGTCAATATAAGCTTTCTGAGTGGAGTAATCTGCCACGAAATCCGCCGGCAGATCCGCCTCCAAATCTCTTTTGATAGTCTGCTCGTACTGTGAGGCGACGTTAGCCCCGATCAAGGTGTTCCCCTTGGGGGTAATGAAGGCATGTTTCAGAACTTCTTCTCTGGAGGTGGTGGTTTTCCCAGTGCCGTATCCGCCGAAGTTCCCAACGTATCTGTGGGAATCCCGGTGAACAGCTTCCTGATGCTCCTGTGGTATGTAAGTGTTTATGTAAGTATTACACCGGGAGCATTCCAACCAGAATTCACTGGCCGCTCCTGAGAACGCCCGAGCGGGCCGGGTGAATGCTCCGCATCGAGGGCAATGGGAAAAGTCCCGCACGCTTATTTCACCTCAACTTTTCCGGGGAACGTAACGATGTTATTGTTTTCCGGAGTTTTCTCACACGGGGCATTATCACAATCTCCGCAGGTTTTAACGTCAGAGCACTGTGTTTCAGCCTGTGCTTTAGCTTGACACATCCTCTCGATGATGGCGTTTTCAGCTTCAAGAATAGCCTGAGTTGTGAGATGCGGCCTCATGTCGATCTCGGGTGCGAAGTAATGCAGGGTGTTGGAAGCTGCTGCATTATACATGTCATAGATTTCTTCCTTGGCGCGTTCTCTTTCCGCCTCGGGAACATTTGCCACCGTTTGCTGCATCGCAGACAAGATCGCGGTGGACATCAGCGTAATGAAGTCTGGAAGCGTAATGGGGTGGTTATAAGTAATACTTACCTTGTTGTCTTGGACTTTAATGTGAACAGTTGTATTTTTCATGGGGCACCTCCTTCATATCACCTATAATATACCACTTTAAAGGGCAGGGGGTCAAGCTGTGGACAGCTATGCATGATAAAAATGAAAATGAAATGTGATTTTATTAGTGATGAGAAGAACAACACACACATTCTTATACGGGTGTATATCGTTGGAGCGTCCGCAAGGGAGTAATTTTAAACCCGACCCCCTATTTACCCCAATTATAAATATTTTAAGAAAGGAGGATTTTCAACTATGAGCATATTATCACCTCCCGCCCCCGGCCCGCCGCTGAACAAAGGAACCATACTAAATTACAGACCAGCTCATGTCTGATAAACTGAGCGTTAAGAAAGGAGATACTATGGACACTTACACCATCAACAACACCAACAATATAAGAAAGGAAGGAGATACTATGGACACTTACACCATCAACAACACCAACAATATAAGAAAGGAAGGAGATACTATGGACACTTACACCATCACATGCCCACGCTGCAACGGTGATGGCATCTTCTACACAAGGGTTTATAATGGACGACCTGTGCCAGCTCAGCCTGACAACGGAGTATGCTACCGATGTAACGGCGCTGGGATAATTGGAAAGATCAATATAAGAAAGGAAGGAAAAGATATGAAAAACGACAACACCAACAAAACTCTTAATTATATTAAAGGTCATATTGCGATCTACTCCGAAATCCCATTCTCCCGAGAAGAACAGCTTAAGTTCCTCTCAAAAGATTATTTACTCCTGGATAACTCCGGGGAACAACCTGTACTGGCTTATAATAACCCATACTATGGGCGAATTAATCCTCAAACAGGAGAGCCCAACCCCAAATACACTAAAGAGAGTAAATCATTGCATACGTTGCTCTGGAAGATACTGTTGAATAGGCCAGCGGTTATGGCATTCCGATATTTCGACTTCTCAGTGAACATAACTCCAAATCAGTCCATTAAAGATTTTGTGCAATATGCACTCACTAATGGTATAAAAGTGCAATTGCACGATTTGACGTTGGATTATAAAATTGTTTTGCAGCCTGTTCAATCTAATGGGCAGATGCAGGCCGCTTACTGGGAACTGCTCAATGAGCAGCTCTCAGAATACAACAAGTTGCTGGAGGAGCACTATCAGCTCCGGCTACTGGAATCTTACATCCCTGTGCCGCTCCAATATTACCTTGGGCCTGACGCAGACACAGCATTAGACTACATCTTAACCTGGGCGAGCGCATATGAACTCGACATTAACTTTCCGATCACGGAACCAGAAACTAAACTAATCGCTCATAAAAACGGCACATACTCTATATTTAGGGATCATTTTAATGATCCCAAATATTACAGTAGGGATATGGCTCTACTGTATAATCAGCTCAAGTATTACGAGCTGATTTTAGAGCCTATTAGTAATCCGGCAAATATAATTTGCAACGTTTGTGGGCATCCTGTATACATTTATGATCAATCAGCCATAGCACCTACCTCAGTATACTACGAGGCCCTCGGCAACTCAGGCTACTACCTGGAGAAAGCACACCAGGTCATATGCCAGCATTGTTTTAACACTTTTATATATGACCCGGAAAACGACGAGTATACGTTAATAACAAAAGATTATGAGGAAAACCTCATAATCACAAACAAGCTAAACGATCCCAGTAACACCAAGAAAGCAGAGGACTGGTGGAACAGACCTCTACAACCCATCAATACTTCAGTCAAAAAGATCCTGCCTGATCTCGACATCTTTATGGAGATACTTCAAGCTATGCAGGAAACCTATCCTACTCTCACCCTCAGACAAGCCATAGAAAAGACTAATATGCACTACTGGGCTATCTATTATAACAAGATAGCCTAATCCCTCAAAGACCTGGGCATGTCTCTAAACTGCCCTCATTATTTCTATCGTACTATTTCTGCTATCCAGCTGTCGTAGCCCCCCCCCCGTTTTATAAAAAAATTGCTTGACAATTATAATAAGCTATGTTATATTTAAGGGTTATAGATTTATATATGTAAAATATATACATATATTATAATATATATAATAAATAAATAAATAATAATAATAATATAAATATATATAAAAAATATAAATATATATAAAATGCAAGAACCTATACATCTATCTTTCATTTTCCAAATTTTGTGGTAGAAAAAATAATGTAACGAAAGTAGAAAAAAAGTTGTAATTTCCAAGAACCCGAAAAAAAAAAATTTTGCAAAACCGCCAAAATAGACAAAAAAATTGTACCCAAAGTAGAAAAAAAACTTTCTCCGAACACTCGTTCGGTATAGGGAACAAAAATATTCTACTTTGGATACAAAAAAAGTGTAACTTTTGAGCCTATTTTAAAAATTCAATTTCGTTGACCTCACGAAAGAGAACAAAATTATTCTACCCTAATATTTACCAATTTCAATCAAAAATGCAGGATTTGCATTATGAACTTGCAAAATTTCATCAATATAATAAAAATTATCATTTAGTTTGTGAATGATGTTATAATTTATTCAGATTGGAGGTATTACTTATGCGTGAATGTATTGGTGTGGATTTATTTAGTTTCCCTGTAATTGCCATCACTACGAATGGCACTGTTAAGTCTACAGGTGAATGTGTAATGGGACGCGGCTGCGCTTTAATTGCCAAGCAGTTATATCCGCAGCTCCCGGTCAACTTAGGACGGTATATCAGACAGTATGGTAATATCCCATTTAACCTAGGTCATTGGGGCCCCCACCATATCTTCAGCTTCCCTGTGAAGCACAACTGGTGGGAACCGGCTGACCCTGAATTGATTATCACTTCAGCTCAATTGCTGATGCAACGTCTGGACAAGTTTGGGATTTCTGAAATTGCGATCCCTCGTCCAGGTTGCGGAAACGGACATTTGAACTGGACGGATGTCCGGCCTTTGTTACTGCCAATCTTGGATGATCGATGTATTGTGGTTCACCGGTGAGCATCAGACGATAATAGAAATTACACCGATTATTGTGAGGTGATTAATTAGACGGGAGGTGATAATATGCAAATCATAAGCCCAGCTCAGGATGAGCGTAACCGCCGCGCTCATCCACTCGACACCAAGCTCACCTTCGTAGCGTACATCGTAAACAAAGACCAGCCGCTCCGTATTGAAATCGATGCTTATTCGGAACGGCAGGCTCGGTACCTTCTCAAAAAATATTATGGTTTTCATATCCGTATCGCGGATATTCATATCTCAGACGATAATAGAAATTACACCGATTATTGTAAAGATTAAAAAAAATCCCCGATAAAGGGGTGACGGGGTTGAAAACTACCGTCCAAAATAATCAGTAAAGGAGAGATCCCCATGACTATGAAACCATCCAGAGAAAGAATTACAACTCCCGCTCCGCGGAACGCAGCACCCACAGCTCGGGAAACAGCTAATCCCGTAACCAATACAGCTATGTCCTTCAGAGACTTCTACCATCAGGGTGTTGCTCTTGCCAAACTCACAGCCGGTGAACACCAGGCTATTCTTCAGGCACACCGTTGGGTTGAACCTACCAACCTCAAAGATCAACCTTACGTTCGCCTGGAACTCAAGCTTGAAGACCGTGTTATTGTTGACAATCGCTTTGAAATAGGTTTCCAAATCTTTATCAACCAAATTAGGAAACAGCTCGGCTGGGAAGACCGCAATGTATCTATTCAGGAACTCATGTCCTACCTGATGAATAATCCTTTCAAGGTCTGGATTTCCTACGCTACAGTTGACAATCAGGAATACCGCAACGTCAACTACATTCCTCCCCTCGCCCAACATGCGAAGGTCTCTGATGTGGACAATAATGCAGATGAAGAAGTTCCACTGTAAGGCACGGGCCCCTGAAATACGGGGCCTTCTTGAAAAGAAATTAATGGAAAACAAGGAGCCGATGTCATCATGAACTGGTGGAATACACCCTGGGGTGAACTCCGACTACCCCTCACCAATGGTGGGCTCATCCGCTACATTATCTTACTCATCATCTGGCATCTCAGTATATTCGGAATTGGATTCTGGTTTGGAAGATTTCTAAGGAGAGTGAATATGTCTAATAAATCTAAAGGAGGCGTTTAAAATTGCGTGAATTAATTACATTCTTACAGCAGCGACAGAAGGAACTCCTGGAGCGAAAAGAGTTTCTTCAAGCTGAACTTCAAAAAATTCTGAATGAATCCCAACATATTGATGCATTGGTGACTCAGTATACTTCTGAACCACCTGCGCCCTGTGAACAACAAAAGATTGAGACAGCTCCTTCAACAAAAACCCATAAACAAAAAAAGATTTCTCTTGCAGATATGTTATTATTATATCTGCAAGAGAAGCAAGGACAAGTAGTAGAATATAAAGACATCGCCGCAGCTATCCGTTCAATCTATGCACCTGAGGCGCTTTCAGACGGAAGGATTGCTTCTGCAATCCGAACACTAATGCGACATAAGAAACTTTACAAAGATGAAACAAGCAGAGGAACTTACCAAGTACCTGTATTTGAGGAGGATTAATTTAACTCCTTAAAACAATCCGAAAGGATTAAAATAAAAAAATCCCCAAGATAGGGTGAGGGGGTTAAACAATAACCCTAAATTAAAATTATAGGAGGTTACTTACTATGAGCAAAATCAAAATCGTCGGCGACGCAGCAGTCGTCACAAGTACGATCCTGTTGGAGGATCTGAAGACTCTCAAGAAGTACAAACCTAACGCGCTTAAACTGATCAACAGTGAAACCAAGGAAGAAATCTTCTCTGCCGCCATAGGTGACAAAGCTTCCTTCTCCAAGTTCGGTATTGTATTTACTAGTGCTGACGGTGAAGGTAAGGCTACCGCAACTCTGACACTTCCCACCGGCATGTCCGATGAGAAGAAAATTGAGTATGTGAAGGACACCTACGGTTATGGACTCTTGAATCTGAAGTCGCTTGAAGATCAGATTAAGAGCGTTATGGACACTACCGCAGGCGAATTCGCTGCTATGGCAAACAGCATTGAAATTCTTTAATCAATGCTGTCTCAACAACCGGTTATGTTTCTGAATTTTAATGTCTCAGAACATTGTAATAGGAGTTGGTCACTCCCCCGGTTGTTTCATTAACATTATTGATAGGAGGTCGATCTCATGATTCAAGTTACCATTGGAACAAATACAAACAGGACAAAGGTTAATGTCGATCCGAACAGAACGCTTCGTTCCGTTCTCGAAGAAAACGAAGTCAACTATTCGGTTGCAGCGGTACACCTTGATGGTGTTTCGCTGAAACCTGGAGACCTAGACAAGACCTTTACCGATCTCGGAATCGCCGAGAGCTGCTATTTGATAGCGGTCATTAAAGCCGACAACAGTACAGTAGCCTAAGTTTAACTCACGAAAAGGCAGAATTCGTATGGGTTCTGCCTTTTCTATCCCCCAATGAAAGTAGGTGTAGTTTATGCAATTCATTTCCTCCCCAGATAAAGGCCTGTTAGTGCCCTATGAATTACCCTATGAATTAAAAGAATTTTTTGACGAAATATTTCCAGTTTATCGGATAGGATTTTCATGTCCATCCGATACAAACAGATATTTTGAAAATTGGCAAACCATGCTCTTACTTTGTCCCTTGGTAAATCATTACCTGAACACGCCGGATCTTCAAGATCGTATACCTTTAGCGGTGTTCCGAACTGCGGAGAAGAATCACTACGGTGATTATTGGAGCACCATGTATAGTATCTGTAATTCTCATATAGAAAGACGACCTAATAAGCATGTCCCCTTGATTTATATGGTTGGTATCAATCGAGGTAAGACTGAGTTCTTTGAACAGCTTGACGCTGACGCGACTTACGTTGATCAAAAAGGAATCTCTGTTCTTCTTCAGGAAGATCGTTTTCATAAAATTCGATTCTGTTATCGAGAAGATATTAATACTTACTTCATATTCACATCCAAAATGTCCCACCATTTAGCCCGCAAAATCATTGCAATACTCCCAGGTTTATTAAAATGGGAGTTACCTACCCCAGATTATCTTGATATCATTAAGGCATTCTCCGGAACTGATGCAGACCTTTGGTACAAATTACTTTCTCCAATTTATAAAAAGCTTACAACAGGCCTGGAGAGATTTCGTGCCAGACTGGAACGCTTCGCCCAAGATCTAAATACCAGATCCATTCGGATACATCAAGACAATATCGCTAAATACCAGAATAATATCAATGATTATCTTACACAAATAGATATCTGGTATCAAGAAATCCGAAAGAACCAACAACAACTCTTTGCTTTGGAAAATATGAAAGGCGGAGAATTTCAGGATTTCACGGAATATATACTCAAACATCCTGCTGTTAAATCTATTGAAGTTGTAGATGACAGACGTCTTCGTTTCTGGGTAGTAACACCGCTTCTCTACTATGATGTAGATGCATTCAAAGTCATGGAACGAAACAAAGAAAGCCCACTCTACAAATATCCGGAGTTCTTCAGAGATATGCTTCATAAGGTTTTCATAGATGGTAAGTATACCATCTATACTGAATCAGTCTTCATGATTGATTTTCACGATGGACATGTCGCACCTAGTCATCACCATCATGAAGGCTCTCAAGAAGCATACACTAAAGGTTATGCCGTATGGCAACCACACATTGTTCCACAAATCTATCATTGTTGGGGAAATAATCTTCCCTATATCAATAACGCTTTGAAGAACCGGAAATACATCGAAGGTTGGGAACAAATTATCGCAGCCACGCAGAATATCAATTTCACTGACACCATTGTTGTTCGTGATTTCTGGAAACGTATTTATGATCAACAAAAAGATTTATTCTGTATTCAAGATAATGAAAATCCTGAGATTCAACTGAGTGTTCAGGATTATCAAAAGCTTTATGAACAGGTTTTAACGTCAGAGCAAAGAACATGCCTAGGAGGTAAAGAAATATGAAACCGATTAATCTTAATGAAAAAGTACAACGCGAAATATTAGCAGATTTCCAGAAATTCCTGGCAACTGCTCGATTAGGTAAAAACAAAATCGATTATTCTTACACTATCGAAAACATAGTGGACAAAACAATCAAAAAGCCTGAGTTGTATTTCACAGCTGATGCTTATCTCAAAATGATCACTTTGGTAGATAGTACCACAGACGAAATTGGATGGCACGGTGTTGTTAGACGGGACAACCATCGCTTTACAGTTACAGATATCTTGGTATATCCACAGATTGTAACTGGCAGTAATATCCGTACCGATCAGGAGGCGTATAACACATGGCTTATGTCTCAACCTGATGAGATCTTCAATAACATCAGGTTCCAGGGACACAGTCATGTCAACTTCAATGTGACTCCTTCAGACTTTGGCCCAGGTTCTGATATACATCTGTACGAAAGTATTCTTCAAACTTTACGCAATACTGATTATTATATCTTCATGATAATCAATAAGCGCAGGGAAATTTTCGTTATGATCTATGACATGGCCCAGAATGTTGTCTTCGAGAAAGATGATATTACAGTCCATGTTATGCTCAATAACGGACAATTCCTTAATGACTGGCACCGTACTGAAACTGAGAAATATGTCACAAAACAAACTTATCAGTATCAGAACAAGACAGTCAACTTCGTAGATAGTAAAAAAAACGAACTGGTAAAAAACGAAGCAGTAAAAGGAACAAGAAATCAAATCGGGTTCCAAACTCAGAACAAAAACAACTGGAAAGAATCCTCGAAGGAGAATAAAATAACAAATGACGTAGAGGCCGACCTCGTAAGACGCTATTATGAAGAATTTTTTGAAGCATATGGATATTATCCAGATACGATGCACGCTGCAACTACTTTATCAGTTCGTAAATATCCACATTCCTATGGTATCAATACCAATAACGATTAGAATTACAGGAGGTATTAATCATGGATCTTCAAAAACACTTAGAGTTCTTCGATCCGTTCAATGACATCAATGCACCTATCCATGTAATTGGATGCGGAGCAATCGGTTCCACTATTTTGGAATTGTTTGCTCGGCTTGGTATACCTGAAGTGCATATCTATGACTTCGATACTGTGACTGCTTACAATGTGACTAATCAAATGTTCTTATTTCATCAAGTCGGTATGCCTAAAGAAGAAGCCATTATTGAAATTTTGCACAACATCAATCCTGACATGAAAATTATCCCGCATGGGAAGTATGTAAACCAACCTCTATCTGGTTACATCTTCTTGGCTGTTGATAACATTGATCTGCGCCGGGAAATCTTAACCAGAAATAAATTCAATCCTTATATCAAAGCTGTATTTGATTTCAGAATGCGTCTAACAGATGCACAGCATTATGCTGCGGATTGGAATAATCCGGCCATGCGTGATGCACTGTTAGATACCATGCAATTCACTCATGAAGAAGCCAAGGCTGCAACACCTGTCTCAGCGTGTGGTACTACATTATCAGTAGCTCCCACTATCAGAACCATAGTATCTCTTGGAATTACCAACTTTATGAATTTCCTAAAAGAAGGTAAGATCAAGAAGATGATTTTGATGGATACCTTCCATTATATCCTAGATGTCTTTTAAAAACAAAACTCCACTACAACGCTATACTCTGACACATCAGAGGCTTTCAGTATTACTGGAAGTAATAAAAGGATAGAAGGAATGGAGGTTGCACGGCTACTCGAGCCCTCCCTGGGGGATTACGCGGAGCAGCCGGCGATGACACAACTACATAGCTTCACAACACATCAATCCAAGCTACTCATCATGTTAAGTGTTAATCACAGGATATCTTCGAGGTATAAATCCACTGAAGCACTTACAATTGCAGCATCGACTCCAGACTTCTGAAGTCCAAAAGCCTAGAAGACTCCACTACATGTGGTTGTAGAAAGGATGTGCCTATGCTTTACTTTACTTTTTATAAGAAACCTACTTTTCATCAAGTCACATTTCAGGATCTCCTTGATAAATTTTATCAGGGAGAACTTCCTGACCCACAACTTGTTCAGGAAAATCCTAAATATCGAAGAACAATTACATTGGAGCTTCCTGAAACAACACAATTTCCACCTGAGAAATATCAAATTCCTAAAATGATAAAAGCTTTGGAGGAATTATTACCTGACATTTTATCATTTCAGAAGATTCCTCGACCTATGCTTTATCATTCTTTCAGTATTCCTAAACGTACCGGTGGACTTCGACATATTGATGCCCCAGTACCTGAACTCATGGAACTGCTCAGAAAAATGAAAAACATTTTTGAAAACAAACTCCGAGTATTACCTCATGACGCAGCTTTCGCTTACGTGAAACAACGTAGCTGTAAAGATGCGCTTGTACGTCATCAACAAGCACAAAGTAAATGGTTCTTAAAACTGGATATCAAAGATTTCTTTCCGAGTTGTACCACAGAATTCATTCATAAACAGCTATCAAAAATTTTTCCATTCTCAGAAATCTATAAAGCACCCCCGGTTACGATACCCGCACAATTTAATTCCTTAATGGAAAACATTATTGATATCTGTTTACTCAACGGGAGTTTACCACAAGGTACACCAATGTCTCCGCTTCTCACCAATCTCTTAATGATTCCATTAGACTATAAG